TCTAAAAATCTTTTAATTTTTAAAACTAATTTTAGAAGTTTATACGTTCCAAAAACTACTAGTAATTCTTTCCAATGATTTGCTAAGAATCCAAAGAATTTTGCTAATTTTTCTCTATTTTCTTTTTTAGAAAGCCAATTAAAAGCATTATTGACTATCAATCCAGTGACAATAATACTAAAAAAGTCTAATATTTTTTGAAATATACTTTTTGCTGGTGCTGCTACTTTATCAAAAGCCTTGACAATATTTGATCCAAACTTACCAATAGATTCAATTGCTTGTTCTTTTCTTGATGCTCTTTCTCTGCTTATTCTTTGTCTAGACGCACGTAATGCCTGTTGCTTTTCAACAATTCTGTTCGCAAAATCTAGTGATAATTGCTTTTGAATCTCAACGAGAATTCTATTTGTTTCTACAAGAGCATCTGCTTGTATTGCGTCTGACTTTAACTGTGCCCCTGTAATTTTGGGTTTGATAAAACTAAATGTTGACCTTCTTAATCTTGGTGTGGAAGCAGACTGAGCACCACGCATTACCGAAGAAGAAATGTTTCTCCTACTGATCTTCGGTAATGAGGGTGCTCTATAAATCTGCTCGTTAAATTCCACTCTGTTGTGCTTTTAAGTTTTCTTCTTCTATATAATTTTGAAGCAGTCCAACATAAACTTCACGCTCCCAAGGCATCATATTTTCAAGTTCAGTCAATGAATATTTATGATGCTGCATGAGGGCAAAGTTTGTTTGGTAGTATGACTCAAGATTAGTATGAGCCATACTCAAGTGAAAAAACTCGCCAGACCCTCCAAGACAACTTCACTTTCAACTTTTGTGTTTGGATTTTTAACTTTGATTGTATGAGACAATTTGGGCATTGTCACAAAGAAAGTTTCAATTTCTTTAAACTGTTTTGTGTTCATTTGCTCTACAAATTCTTCAAGTTCTTTTTTGGTACAATCAGCAGCACTCCAAGATTCTTCTTCATCATATACCATATCAATACAAGATGTAATCATTGAAAGTGACTTATTCACATCCGAATCAGTTTCGTTGACTTCAAAGTTATTTTCAACGAATTGTTCCAGTGATGGATACTTCAGTTTCATTGAAAGACTATCATCTAACTTAATAATGTTGCTATGATTTGGATCTTTTTGAACTTTAATGTCGTCAATGTTGATTTCCATTTGAACTTGCGTCTCACCATCATCAGGGCAAGTTACGTTCACTTCAACAGTCTCACCAACGGACTTAGCACGAACATTAAGGAACAAGTATTCAATATCAAATGTAGATAGTTCTGATACTTTGACTGTTTTTGTAGCAATACAGTCTGAAAGAATTTGTACAATAGCACTTGAAATCTGTTTTGTGTCTTCAGATTCCAGCGCCATAATTAGAATTTTTTCTTCTCTAACTAGAAATGGTCTGTATCTAATTTTCTTTCCAGTAGAGGGCAATTCCAACTCATACGTTGGCGTAGAGATCTTTGGTAAAGGCATAATGACCTATAGAACTTCAGTTGTGATTATTTATTACCTGATAAACCCGCCAGTAATAACCTCGTTTCTGGTTCTTGGTCTATTTGATGGTGCTGTTTGTGCTGGTGGATTTGGTGCTACAGGAGTTTCAGTCGTTTGTTGTGGAGTTGCTCCTGTAGTTGATGGTGGTGCTTTTGAAACTTCAGTACCATACAAGTAACGATCATAATTCATTGTGACTGTAATTTTTAATAAATCGCTAGGTCCGTAACTCACAGGAATACTGGTTACAGATTTAGGGAATGCATTGATAAATTGATAATTAAGACTTGTTTTTCCACCTTGTAAATAATCTCTTTCAAATTTCTTGATGTATATTTCTGAATTTTTATAATACTTTGGATAATTAAATCTTCTAAATGAATTATTTTCAGCAGTTTGAGCTGGTCCACCACCAGACACAAAATTCATCCAAAATTCAAAAAACTTTAATACCTGATAATCGTGATCAATGTAGAAAGTAAAGTCAATATCAGTATAGATTCTGGTGTGAGCAAACTCTTGAGTCACACCCATAAAATTATCTTTTACTTCAGCAGTTGCATAAGTTGACGATGGAAGAGAAGCGTCGGTACACATCAAACCTAAAGTATTCCCAAAAGAATTAAAATTTACTCCTTCTTTTTCTAAAAGTTGAGATGTAAAAGTCCCTTGCCAACCAGGACCAATAAAAACTTGGTATAAGTTAGTAGTTCCCATGTTGCCAAAATATACTTTGGCATTACGCATCGTGACATCAGTAATCGCTGGAACTGGCATCTAAATACCTTATACGAGTCTTATATTATTAAGTATTTAGATGTCATATAAGGGAAAATACCAACCATCGTTCCCCAAAAAATATAAAGGAGATCCAACAAATATCATTTACAGATCTCTCTGGGAACGCAAGTTTATGGTTTATTGTGATTTGAATGAAAAGATTTTAGAATGGGGATCAGAGGAAATGTTTGTGTGGTATAGATCTCCAGTAGATAGTAAACCTCACCGATATTTTCCAGATTTTTATATCAAAGTTCAGGAATCAACAGGACAAATTAAAAAATATTTGATTGAGATTAAACCAAAGAAACAGACGACTCCACCGCCAAAACCAAAAAGACAAACTAAAGCATACTTGTATGAAGCGTATGAGTATGCCAAGAATCAGGCAAAGTGGAAAGCAGCAGAAGAATGGTGTGCTGATCGTGGTTATGAGTTCAAAGTTCTCACAGAAAACGAATTAGGTATTTGAGATGCCTAGAAAGACCCTCAAGCAAAGGCAAGAAAGAAATCCAACCGATGATAATGACAATCGGGTTCGCTCTGTCATTGATGGTGTTATTGGCAATGAAGATCCTGATGATTTAATGCTTGAGATTCTGAATGTTTTACAAGAAAGTGGACGAGTTCCAAGAGCAGGAAGATATTATACTTTTGTTTACCGTCCAAAGACACCAAATATAACTTATGATCAAAATCCCCTAGTTGCGGTTACTGAAGTTTTCCGATGGGGTTTCAAAGGTATTAATTTTCATTGGGGTGAATTGAGACAATATACTTATGATGAGGTTGCTGGGCAATTATATGAGGTTTATACCGATGAACTTGCCGACTTGAGAGAGATTCCTTTTGCCAACATCCGTCTAAATAGTTAAAAAATAGCCAAATGGCAGATATATTCAGATATCCAAGAGAGAATATCAAAGCTGGTATAGATTACCTTCAAATTCAAGTTGTTAAAACTGAATTTGGAAAGGCGAGATCTGAAAGAACATTAACAGGAGTTCCAGAAACAAAAATAGTTAATAGAAATAGGGGACAAAAAAATAAAAATTATCAAGCACAGTTGACTACAAATACTGGAACACGAACGGTTCCAGAACTTTTGAGACCAAACGGTTTTGCTAAAAACAAATCACAAAATATAATATCAACAATTATCTTACCAATGCCTTCAAATATAAGTGACTCAAACCAAGTCACTTATTCTGATGATAGTTTAGATGCCGTAACTGCTGAAGTTGCTGGATTTGCTAGAGGTGTAATGGGTGAAAGCTTTGATAAGAACCTTATAACTGCTCTTGGAACAAGAGCACAAGAGTTTTTAAACACTGTTGGAACTAGTGGAGGAGCGTTAAAAGACATTTATCTTGGTCAATTAGCAGCTTCTGCCGCACAAATCGCTGGAGTTGGAAATATAACACTCAATCAAATCTTGGCAAGAGGTGAAAATCAAATATTGAATCCTAATATGGAGTTACTTTTTAATGCTCCAACGATTCGTAATTTTAGATTTTCTTTTAAGATGACTCCTAGGGATGAGAAAGAATCTGAAGAAGTTAAAAATATCATTAGAACATTTAAAGTAAATATGGCACCAAAAGCAAGTGATAAATTCTTTTTAGGTGCTCCAAACATATTTGAACTAAGATATGTTGAAACTGATAAAGAAACGGGAAAAGCATCGATGCATAAATTCTTACATAGATTTAAGCAATGTGCTCTTACTGATATTACTGTGAACTACACTGGAGAAAACATTTATGCTACTTATGCTGATGGAACCCCAGTTTCAATTATCATGGATCTAACATTCAAAGAACTTGAACCAATTTATGACATTGACTACACAGGAGTAGGAGGAGTTGGTTACTAATGGGATACTTTAGAGAACTACCAAACCTAGCATACCAGTCATTCTTACCAAATAAGAACTCATCGCAAGACTATGTAATTGCGAAGAATCTTTTCCGTAGAGTTAAACTTCGTGATGACTTATATAATGTCTTTACTGTTTTTAATAAGTATCAAATTAAAGATGGTGCTCGTCCAGATACTGTTGCTGATGAAGTTTATGGTAGTCCTGAATTAGATTGGGTTGTTTTAACCACTGCCAATATTACAAATGCTAGAGATCAGTGGCCACTATCAGACTATCAACTTTATAATTACGCAGAAAACAAATATGGTAATGATCTAACAAGAATTAGATTCTACGAAACCACAGAGGTTAAAGACTCTTCTAACCGTCTGATTCTTCCTGCGGGTAAAGTGGTAGATAAAACATTCACAATTCCAAATCCAGCGGATCCAACAGCAACACTTAACCCTGTAACTGGAATTACAAACTATGAATATGAAACCAGAAAGAATGATGAAAAAAGACTGATCTATATTTTAAAACCAATCTACCTACAACAATTCTTAAATGATATGAGAAATGAGATGATCTATTCAGATTCATCTCAATATGTTGATGATTATTTAATTGCGACTGAAAATACTAACAATACTTTACCACAATAACTCTAGATTCTTATCAAATACCATCACATATCGGTGCTTGCGGGAGCGTTCTTTCCACTCTCCTTCAGCACCTTTAATTTTGCCTCTAGAGTGTTTAGTTCCGTCTGCATAGTAGAAATCCTTCTTTGGGTCTGAAAGTCCGCAATATTTAAAATTACAAGCGCGATAGATTGTACCATAATGGAAATCACTATCAGCGTAAGAGATGATTGCCCTAACTTTTGTATCCTTCCGTAACTGTCTAATCGCTCTTGAA